GCTATTATATTTTTTCAGCAGGTGGCTAATCAAATCCTGGTTATAGATTATTATGAGAATAATAGGGAAGGATTACCGCATTATGTCCAGGTGGTAAAAGATAAGGATTATGTCTACGGCGATCATTACGCGCCGCACGATATTGAAGTAACGGAATTTTCGACCGGAAAAACCCGCAGAGAGGTTGCTTATCAGTTGGGTATAAGGTTTAAAATTCTTCCGAAATTAAATTTTGAAGATGGAGTTCACAGTTTAAAAATGATTCTGCCGAAATGCTGGTTTAATATAGAAACAACTAAACCATTAATCGATGCTTTGAGACATTATCATCGAAAGTATAATGAGAAAATGAAAATGTTTCACAACAAGCCAGTTAAAGACTGGTCATCGCACGCTTGCGATGCTGCACGTTATATGGCTTTAGGAATTAGAGATTTGCCTAGGCAGAAAAAGGTATCTCAACAAACAGCAATGAGTGAATATCAAATACATGGAGATAATAGACAATGGGTTTCTTAATGCCAAAAGTTCCTGCGATGCCGGCTTTACCGCCGCCGCCGGCTCCCTTACCCGCTGCACCCAGCTACGAAGATGAAGATAGAGCTGCGGCTGTTGCTACCAAGCGAGCCAGAATTAGATCTGCAAGAACAGGAAGATCGTCTACCATTCTAACTAGCGCAGCAGGTTTGGCGGATGAAGACGAATTAATTTATAGAAAAACTTTATTAGGAGGATAATAATATGGGAGGAGTTGCAAGAATATTTAGACCCGCACCACGACCGCCTGCGCCAATGCCAGCGCCAACACCAACAAGAGCAGAAGTTTCGCAGGTAACAGCTACGTCAACTAAGGATATATCAAGAGGCAAAGGTAGAACCAGTATGATTTTGACGAAAGCCAAAGGATTAGGCGATACGGATTTAACGACTCAAAAATATACGTTACTCGGAGGATAGATGGCGATTACACCAAAAGCAAAAATGGTCATTGAGCGATATGAAAGTTTAAAAGCTCAACGGTCAACTTGGGAAGAACATTGGCAAGAAGTAGCTGATTTCTTTTTACCAAGAAAATCAAACATAACGATCAAACATACTAAAGGCAATAAGCGCCACGAACAGATGTATGATGGTACAGCAACGCACGCTCTGGAATTATTGGCGGCATCCTTAAATGGAATGTTAACCAATACGATTTCTCCGTGGTTTATATTAAAATATAGAAACGAAGTAACCAACGCGGATGACCAGGCAGTAGAATGGTTAGAGAGCTGTGGAAAAATTATGCAGCAGGTTTTTCAGCGTTCTAATTTTCAACAGGAAATTTTTGAACTTTACCATGAACTATTGGCATTTGGTACATCGGCAATGTTTATTTCCGATGATGAACAGGATGATTTAAGATTTAAAACCATTCATATTTCAGAAATTTTTATTACAGAAAATGAAAAAGGTTATGTTGATAGCTTAACTCGAAGATTTCATTTGAAGAATAAAAATATTAAGACAATGTATCCGGAAGCAGAATTGCCAAGATCATTAAAAGATATGATTGATAGCAAGCCTTATGAAGAAACTGTTATTCTTCATTCTGTTTTTAAAAGCGATACTCCGATGGGATATGACAATAAGCAGAATATGGATTATATTTCCTGCCACGTTCATCCAGAAACAGGATTTTTATTAAGAGAAAGTGGGTTTAAGGAATTTCCTTATGTCGTACCAAGATATTTAAAATCTTCATCAAACGAAATTTATGGAAGAAGTCCAGCCATGAACGCATTACCAGATACGAAGATGTTGAATACCATGTCCAAAACAACTATTAGAGCGGCACAAAAACAAATTGATCCGCCTTTAATGGTTCCGGATGATGGATTTATTTTACCAGTCAGAACGGTTCCTGGAGGATTAAATTTCTATCGAGCGGGAACCAGGGAAAGAATTGAGCCATTAAATATTGGAGCCAACAATCCGATTGGGATTCAAATGGAAGAACAAAGAAGAAAAGCCATTCGTGAAAACTTTTTTGTCGATCAGCTGATGACGGTTCAAGGCGCGCAAATGACAGCAACGGAAGTAATGCAGAGAACTGAAGAGAAGATGAGATTGCTCGGTCCCGTATTAGGAAGGCTGCAATCAGAATTATTACAACCTTTAATTACAAGATGTTTTAATTTATTGGATAAAAAGAAAAAATTTCTAAAAAGACCAGAAACACTTGCAGATGTTGAACTTATAGAAGTTGAATATGTATCTCCATTAGCCAAAGCTCAAAAGACCCAGGAGCTTTCGTCTATTATGAGAGGAATAGAAATATTTGGTTCGATGCAGAATATCGCTCCGGTATTTGATTACATTGATATTGACGGATTGGTCGATCACATTAAGGATGTGCTTGGCTTGCCAGCTAAAATTATGAGATCTAAAGCTGAAGTTCAAGCTATTCAACAACAAAAACAACAACAGCAAATGGAGCAGCAGCAACTTCAACAAGCTCAACAAGTCGCCGAATCCGCAGGAAAAATTGCTCCTGCTTTAAAGGCGGTCCAGGGTGGATAAAAACGATTTAAAGCAATTAAACATTGCTTACAAACAAGTTTTCAATTCCGATAATGGTAAAAAAGTATTGGAGGATTTGGAAAAGAGATGCAGCTATCATACGACTACGCATATTAAAGGCGATAGCCACGAGTCTGCATATCTGGAAGGAGCAAGATCCGTGGTCTTGTTTATTAAAAATATGCTCACTAAAAAATTGGAGGAAAAATGAGTAGTGAAAATCAAGAGGTAGCGGTTGAACCTACAACTCAACTGTCTGGAGACCCTAAAACAGAGACTCCAGAAGTAAATGTTGACTGGAAACAAAATATTCCAGAAGATATAAGAGCTGATAAATCTTTAGAAAGTATTAAAGATGTTGGATCGTTAGCTAAAAGCTATATCCACGCACAAAGATTAGTTGGTTCAGATAAGATCCCAGTTCCTAA